ACTGTTAGGGTTCTGAAGAATAGATTCTCGGGTTTAACTGGTAAAGCCTGTAAGCTACAATATGATGGTGATACAGGAAGATTGACGGAGGTAGCAGAAGATGTCGACAGCTTTTTTTGATATAGAAACTGACGGGCTCAACGCTACTCGAGTACACTGCATCTGTGCAATGCTCGATAATGATGAGCCCACCGTTTATAATTTTATAGGAGGAAATACATATGGAAATTTTCGAGACTGGTTGGCATCAGAGGATGTCGACACTCTTATCGGACACAACATTATTAACTTTGATGTTCCTATTTTGCGTAGGCTTAGTGGGGTTCATTGGGATTTTAATCTACGGGACACTCTCGTACTTAGTCGACTACATAACCCTAGTTTAGAGGGTGGTCATAGTCTAAGGTCTTGGGGTGAGAGACTAGGCAATTACAAGGATGACTATCAAGGTGGTTGGGAAGACTATAGCCACGAGATGTTATCTTATTGCCAACAGGATGTAAGAGTTACTAAGACTCTATATAAACATCTGCTACTGTGGGCGAGTCAACACCACAACGAAAAGGCAGTAGAATTAGAACACAAGACTGCTGATATCATAAGAGGACAGACCGACAACGGTATGGTTCTAAATGAAGAACGGGCTTATGAATTATTATCCGAGATGAAAGAGAAGGTATTAGATATAGAGGATGAGGTACACAAAAGATTTGAACCTCTGCCTGTATGGACACCCCTCAATTATCCTGAAGACAAGACTCACACTAAGGATGGTCGTATGTCTAAACGCTATCAAGCACAATTAGATAGAGGTGCTGATTGGAATGAGAAATATGAATGGGGATACTATGAGTATCCTGAGTTCAATCTAGGTTCTCGTCAGCAGATTGCTAAGTATCTTCAGCACTTCGGGTGGAAACCTAAAGCGTTTACTGATAAGGGTAATGTAATTGTAGATGAGAAGGTTCTCAAGTCTGTAAACATACCCGAAGCACAGTTGATTGTGGATTATCTGACACTTACTAAGCGTATAGCTATGGTTAAGAGTTGGGTTGAAGCAATCAATGAGCATACTGGTCGAGTACACGGTAATGTAAACCCTTGTGGTGCAGTGACAGGACGAATGACTCACTCCAAACCTAACTGTGCTCAAGTACCGGCTAGTAGGTATGATGATAAGGGTAATGTACTGTGGGGTTTTGATGGTGGCTATGGTGCTGACTGTCGTGATTTATGGGTTGTACCTAACGGATACAAACTGGTGGGTGTAGATGCTAGTGGTCTCGAACTGAGAATGTTAGCACACTATATGAATGACCCTAAGTATACGAAAGAGATTGTTACTGGTGATATACACAGTGCTAATCAGAAGTCAGCCGGACTATCGACTAGAGACCAAGCCAAGACTTTTATCTATGCGTTCCTATATGGGGCGGGTGATGTTAAGATAGGTCAGGTTGCGGGAGGTGGTGCACCTCGTGGTCGTCTATTAAAGAAGAACTTTCTTGATAATACCCCCGCACTAAAGAAACTCAGAGAGAAGGTTCGTAAATCTAGTAAGAAGGGATGGGTTACTGGACTGGATGGTAGGAAACTACACATACGCTCTGAACACTCAGCACTCAACACTCTATTGCAGAGTGCGGGTGCAGTGATAATGAAGAAGGCTCTAGTATTGCTAGATGAATACGCAAAGAGATATAAAATAGACTACAAGTTTGTACTAAATGTACACGATGAGTTCCAATGTGAGGTCAGAGAAGACCAAGCAGATTTCTTTGGAGGTCTAGCGGTTGGTTCAATAGTACAAGCGGGTAAATCTTTTAACTTAAACTGTCCACTGGACGGTGAATATAAGGTAGGTAAAACGTGGCAACAGACACACTAAGAACCTGTAAAGATTGTAATCTTACTGCAAACACTGAGGAAGAATTAAATCTATTTGTAAAATGTGATAGACACACTCACGGTAGAAGAAACTTATGCTACAAGTGTGAGAACAAAAGAGAAAATATATGGCGAGCTAAAAATGGTGAGTCTATATTACGAAAAAGAAGAAAGCACTATGCAGAAAAAGTATATGGCACAACATACGAGAAGTACCAAAAGAGAATGTCAAGCAGTGACAAGTGCCAAATTTGCGGTAGTAAAGATAGCCTTTGTTATGACCACGACCATAAGACTATGAAGTTTAGAGGGGTGTTATGTAATAAATGTAATAGGTCTATAGGTCTGCTAGGTGATACAGTAGAAGGAATAGAGAAAGTTTTATTTTATTTAAAAAGAAAGGAGCAAAGAGTATGAGTACAGATACATTAGTTAGCGACATATATCATATGATTGACACCAAAGAAATTCCTGAAGGTGTAGATGTCGAAGAAGCAATAGAAACCTTTGGTGAAAATTGTAAACAGATGATGCGTAACAACATCACAGAGAGTAAGTTTGATAGACGTAAACTTCGTATGTCTAACATAGGTAAGAAGGATAGACAACTGTGGTATTCTTACAACGGATACAAGGGTGAGGAACTTATGCCCCACACTCGTATCAAATTTCTCTATGGTCATTTGATTGAAGAGATGGTATTAGCCCTCACTAAATTATCAGGACACACTGTTACTGATACACAGAAGAAAGCAGAGGTTGGTGGTATCAAGGGTTCTATGGACTGTAAGATAGATGGTATAGTGACTGATGTTAAGTCATCATCACCTTATGGGTTCAAGAAATTCAAGGATGGTTCTCTTATTAATGATGACCCCTTTGGATATGTAGACCAAATCAAAGGCTATGCTCATTCAGAGGGTGCTAAAGAGATGGGTTGGTTAGTTATGGATAAGACCAACGGACACCTAACATACCTGAAGTATGATTTGGAGGATGAGTCTCAATGGTACTGGACTAAGCTAAACTTCTTCTCGATAGTAGAAAGGATTAAGGCTATCAAGAATATAGTTAAGTTATCTAAGCCACCCAAGAGATGTTATGAACCAGTGGCTGATGGTAAGTCAGGCAATATGAAGTTACCTGTCGGATGTAGCTACTGCTCATACAAGCACGAGTGTTGGGGTGATGAACTCAGGACATTCATATATGCTAATGGACCTCGCTACTTAGTTAAAGTCGAGAACTTACCTAATGTTATAGAGGTGGATAAAGATGGCAACAAAGTTTCGGTCTAAGTTAGAGAAGGAATGTTCCTTAGAACTAGGAAAGGAATGGAAGTATGAGCCCTGTAGGATAGCCTATACGATACGAAAGAACTACACCCCTGACTTTGTTAAGGGTAAGTATCATATCGAGGTTAAAGGGTTCTTCAGAAGTGGGGACAGACAGAAGTATAAATCTATTGCTGAACAGATGAAGTTTGAAGGCAAGGAATTAATCTTCTTGATGCCCCGCCCAGATTCCAAGGTAGCTAAAGGGAACAAGATTACTTACACTCAGTGGTGTGCTAAGTATGACATTAAAATATTTTCCACTAAACAAATAAAGGAGCTCAAAGAATGGACATTGAAGGATTAGAAGTTTCTTACAAGGGTGTATTAGATACACCAAAAGATGTCACCGGTGACAACATTAATCCTAGTCACTACAAGCAAGGTAAGATTGAGGTCATAGATTTTATCATAGACCAAAAGATGGATTATCTAACCTCAAATATCGCAAAGTATATTTGTCGCTGGAGGTTCAAGGATGGTGTGTGTGATTTAAAAAAGGCTAGGTGGTACTTGGATAAACTTATAGCACAAGAGGAGGGGAGCAATGGCTCTGACCCTGAATGAATTAAAGGAACGTATAGTTCAAGAAGCCATAGACCCTTGTACTCTGTGTGAAGTATTAGATATAACAGTTGAAGATATACTACACGAGTTCGAGGATAAATTAATTGACAAGAGAGAGGAGTTTCAAGATGTTGATGATACCGACTGAGAATTTTTTATACCTGATGTGTAGCCTACTAATAATAGGTTCATTTCTATTGTGGCGACACGGAACTAGGTGTTACGATAGAGGGATAACGGATGCTGTGCTTATGCACAGGCAAGGTAGATTAAAATATAATACTTACTTGGATGACAAGGGTAAGAAGATGGTCAACATTGAAATTGACCCACTGGATGAAGACTAACAAACCACATCCTATTATAAACAAACTAAAGTATGCTGTAAGGCATAGTAACCTATGGCGTACTAAAACTATTACTGACAAAAAGAAAGAACAAAAGAAGGAAGGAGGACATATAAGTGAAGACATTACCAAATGATTATCAAAATTTTATAGCACTTAGCAGATACGCTAGGTGGCTACCCGAAGAAAACAGACGAGAGACTTGGGAAGAGACTGTCGCTCGTTACTTCGATTTTATGGAGGAACACCTGAAAGAAAATACTAATCAGGAATTAACTCCTAAGACTAGGAAGGTACTGGAAAATGCGGTTGTTAACTTAGAAGTTATGCCTAGTATGAGAGCCTTAATGACTGCTGGTAAGTCGTTAAAGGATAATAATATAGCAGGATATAACTGTGCCTACCTAAGCGTAGACCACCCCAAAGCATTCGATGAGTGTCTATACATTCTGATGCACGGTACTGGTGTAGGCTTTAGTGTTGAGAGACAACACATAGGTAAACTACCCGAGATACCTGAGCAGGTAGTAGAAGTTGATGATACTATTGTGGTACAGGATAGCAAGGAAGGTTGGCAGTCATCATTCAGAAAACTAATCAGTTATTTATTTGATGGTGAGATACCTAATTGGGATACATCTAAGGTCAGACCGAAGGGTGCTAGGCTTAAAACATTTGGTGGTAGGGCTAGTGGTCCTGAGCCATTGATTGATTTGTTTCATTTCTCTACTAACATCTTTCGTAATTCTGCGGGACGAAAACTTAACTCTTATGAATGTCATAGATTGATGTGTAAGATTGCAGAGGTGGTAGTGGTAGGTGGTGTGCGTAGGTCTGCGTTAATATCATTATCTAATTTAACTGATGAGCGTATGCGTAATGCTAAGACTGGACAGTGGTGGGTAGATACTCCAGAAATGGCACTGAGTAATAACTCCGTCTGCTATACAGAGAAACCTGATATGGGTATCTTTATGAAGGAATGGTTATCACTATATGATTCTAAATCAGGTGAGCGTGGTATCTTCAATAGAGAATCTGCAATAAAACAGGTGGCTAAGAATGGTAGGAGGAATATCGAACACGAGTTTGGATGTAACCCTTGCTCAGAAATTATACTTAGGGACGGACAGTTCTGTAATCTTACAGAGGTTGTAATCAGAGCAGAGGACAAGAACAAAGACATCCTACGTAAAGTTAAATTGGCTACTATACTTGGTACATTCCAATCATCACTGACAAATCTTAGAAGACTTAGGAAGAAGTGGACTATTAATACAGAGGAAGAAGCACTGCTCGGTGTATCACTCACTGGCATTATGGATAATGAATTTATGAATGGTAGTTCTAAGAAGCTGGTGTCGGAGTGGCACGGTGGTGTAAACCTTCCTGATTTCCTTTTGAAACTAAAGAATGAAGCAATAAAAACTAATAAGGAGTGGTCTGCATTATTAGGAATCAATCAATCCACATCAATCACTGCTATTAAACCTAGCGGTACTGTCAGTCAACTGGTAGACTCAGCGTCAGGTATTCATCCTAGACACAACGATTACTACTTGCGTAGGGTGAGAGCAGACACTAAAGACCCTATCGCACAACTGATGAGGGACGAGGGTGTACCTTGTGAGCCTGATGTTATGAAGCCCGATAGTGTAGAGGTGTTCACCTTTCCTATGAAAGCACCAGAGGGTGCAGTGCTTAGGGATGATAGAACAGCAATAGAACAACTGGAACTGTGGCTTATGTATCAGGAATACTATTGTGAACACAAGCCTAGCGTGACTATCACTGTTCGTGAACACGAGTGGATGGAGGTTGGTGCTTGGGTGTACAAGAATTTTGATAAAGTTAGTGGTGTTTCGTTCTTACCACACTCAGACCACAGTTATCAACAAGCTCCATATGAGGACTGTACTGAGGAGGTTTATCTCGAAGCTCTTGCTGATATGCCTGAGTCTGTTGACTGGGATAGAATCAAAGAATACGAACTCTCAGACACCACCAGAGGTATGAAAACTATGGCGTGTACTGGGGATTTATGTGAAATGGTAGATTTAACTGAAGAAGAAAGGGAGGTAGAATGAAATATATATTAATGGTAATATTATTATTACTAACAGGATGTAGTGTTATGCAAGATAAGATGGATGCAATGAAGGAGGAGCAGAACACACTATGTTGTGTGCCAGACCCAGACTTTCCTCACTCTTGTGATGGATGGAAATTATGTACGGAAGAGCTATGAGAATACTAAAGAGAGTTTTAATCTATGGTGCTTTTCTATCGTCAATAGTTTCTGCAGGTTGTGTAGTATATATTGTTCTTTGGCTTGAGGCTCTTAGGAAAGGGTGGCTCGTATGAGAGTAAGTCTAATGCGTAAACTATGGAAAGAAAAGGTGACAGTACCTGTTCTGTTGAGACAAGCAGACAAAATACTGGGGCAGATAGAAGTTAAACTTAATAATAAAAGGAGTAAAAATGCTAAGTAAAATAATGGGCATCGCAGATGCTAGTATAAACGTAGGTATTAAACTGATTAGTTTGGCAATAGTGTTACAGATTGTCTTTGGTCATAGCGTACCTTTCTTGGGTGGCAACGTCATCGGTACAATTATTGACATCATAGCACAGCTAGGTGGTGCTGGTTTGGTTGGTATAATCGCAGCAGTAGTTATATGGCGATTGCTTGATGATGACATCCGCAAGGAGTTGTCAGAATGAAAGATATGAAAGATATGATTGATACGGTTCTAAAGAACAGGTCGCTTACGGTGTTCCTTGCGATTGTTGTAGTGGCTATGTTCTTTGGTTTTATTGGTGGCTAATTCACCTAACAAAAACACTTGGGGTCTCGTCCATATGGATGGGACTTCCAAGCTACAATGGGAATTAAAAAGGGAGCGTAAAGTTGTCACCGGTGACAAGTATCCTAGATTATGGCGGTCAGATTACAATAAATGACCCTACCCTACCCCTTACTAACCTCAAGAAGTCCTCGAGAATCGAATCCTTGGGACACGATTTATTAATAATTAAGGAAATTACCTATGAATGAGGATAAAATCATTAAAGCACTCAATGGTTTGGAGTATAACTTCGAGCCTATGGATGACAAGTTTTCTAGGTATGATGCCTTCGATAAAGACCAAGGTATTATGCTAGAGATTAAATGTAGGAAGACACACTACCCCGATACTATAATCGAGAAGATGAAGTTTGATTGGAACAAAGACTTCGCCAAGGAACACAACTTTGAATTTTGGTACGCAGTATCTATGCCTAATGCTAAACACGGAAGTGTTGTGTATGTCTTTGACCCTGCTAATATGGAAGCAGATGAAGATGGTTATGATTTTAAATGGCACATAAAAAAACTCCCTCAGAACACGGAGTTCAAAGGGAGGGAATGGATTGATAAGGAGGTAGGCTATCTACATATAGATGATTGCCTTATGTCCTTCACTGAGAATACGACTCACTAAACATACCTGCGCCTGCGTCTTTAGCTAGTCCGGCTGCACCTAGACCTTGATACTGTCTTCCAATCTCGTGTACTAGGTCAGCTTGTGTAGCCTTAGCATTTGTAATAGTATCTAATGATTCTTTCCAAGCTGTGTTATCTAGTTCCTTCATATTAGCTAATCTATTCTTCTCATATTGAGTAACCTTAGAACCACTA